TACACATAAAAATACACATAAAAATACACATAAAAATACACATAAAAATACACATAAAAATACACATAAAAATACACATAAAAATACACATAAAAATAAAAATAATTAGCACGCAATCACTTTAGCATCTGGTGGATTATGTAAATTACAAGCAGCTATTTTTTTATAAAGCGAACTATCACTATAGTATAAACTATAATCAGGCGTAAATCCATTAAAAAAATTACTTGTTTTAACAATATTATTACAACTAATTAAGTGTTCAATTCTAGAAGAAGAACTCAAATTTCTATTTATTTTTTTAACACAACTGGTATTAGTAGTTATATTATTTAAATTATTACTTATTTCTGTAACATAATCAGTAATTAAACTACATTGCGATTTTAAATTAGTAATATAGAGAGATTGAACACGATTTTCACCTCTCAAATGTTTGTTAAGTGAACCACTAATATCAAGTAAAGCACTATTATTTGTTTTATAGCATGCGGCAGAATTATTAGCATTACATTTACTATTTAAATAACCTTTGCTACTTTTTACACTTACACTAATTTTTCTGACACCACAACAACTATTTTCTGAAACACTACTAAATGGGTCGTGAGAGATTATACTATTAGGATTACCTATATAACTATGATTAGTATTACCATTTAATGAAAATTGTTTATTTGATGATACTTTATTAAATTTATGGGCGTATTTTTTTTTTAACATTGCGCCTCCAGAATTGAAATAGTTATTAGAATTATTAGTAGTACAATTATTTTTTACACAATAAGACATATTATATATAATAAATAATAAATAATAAATAAATAACAAATAATAGCAAATAATAACAAATAATAACAAATAAAAAAAATTGATAATTAAAATTGATAATTAAAATATAAAATATAAATTATAAATTATAAATTATAAAAAGCACGTTATATAAGCAATGACAAAAGCAATGACAGAAGCAATGACAGAAACAAAGAAAACCAAATCATATGCTTCAACAACACTAAATGTATGTAAATCTAATAATAATAACACTGAAAAATTAACAACATTAGATAGTTATTTAAAAAATGGATATTCATTAATTAAAAAAAATCCAATTACAAAAAAAGTAGAAATCACATATTCACATAGTTATGAATCAAAAAAGAAAGAATTAGAACAACAACACTATAACAAAACAATAGGAGCAATGATTAATAATTGGAACAATTATAGAGATGAATTAAATGAGCTTTTAGGAGACATTTCACCTTATTATGACTACAGAGCTACATTACAAAAAATGATAGATGAAGACAACTATATTTTAGAAGAATTACATAAACAGAAACATAAACATACTCAAGATATTACCTATGACAACGATAGTGAATATGCTTCTGAAAATGAAGACTCAAAATATTTATTATATTAAAAGTATTTTATATTAAAAGTATTTTTATGATAAAATTATTTTTTTTATTTATTTTTTACTATAATTATAATTTTGCATAAATGTCTATAAACTTACAATCGTTTGAAAACGATATTGACTATTTTACTAATAATTTTTGTAAATTTAAAGTATTAATATTATTTGTTGAAAATAATAACCTAACAAGCATATTAAAAAAAAATATTAATGTTAAAAACAACTACTTATCACACAAAGAACTAATACAATATATACAAAATATAAAAGAACTAAGAAACTATAAAATTCAATATTTATTAAACTTTACAATAGAAAAATCTATAGATGAACTCGAACAATTATATAACAATAATAACAATAATAACAATTTATTAGTCAAATCTAATAATTATAAACTAAAACCAATAACAAATATTAATTCTTTAAATATTACAATAAATCAAACAACTCAAATGTTCACAAATATTAATACATTAATATTAATAGCAAAACAAAAATAATTCTTTAAAACCAAAAAACTATAAAAATATAGTTAAATAAATATAAAAATTATACATTTATTATACTATTATAAGTAATAGTATAATATATGGAACAAAATTATTTTATAAATATAACAAATGAAATAATTAATAATTTATATTCAGACATAAGCAATACAATATATGAAGAAGACATATGTCATAACACTATAACAAGTCAATTAACAGATATTTCATCAAGAATATTAAATTCTTCGCCAGTATTTATGTTTAGACAATTTATGTTTAGACCAATTAATATTAATTATCTTAACGAAGATAATTCGCATAATAATACTTTATATTCGTCTTCTCGACCTCGGTCATCTTCTAATTATTTACAAAATATGTTGTATAATAATACAACATACGATTATTACAATTATAATACAATATACGATTCATCATATATAACAATAGCATCATTTAGAAATAATCATTATAACAATTTAAATTTTTCAAGAAGTATAAGTTTGAGAGATGTATTAAGAAATTTATACACAAATTACTACAATGAAGAGGAAAATAACACATTTTTAGAAAGATTCATAAATAGCACATTTGAAAATAAAGCAAAATTTAAAAAAGTAATTTCAGATGAGGAATTAGAAAAATTAAAACCACAAAAATTTAATAAAATTAATGAAAGCACAACAAATATTCAATGTCCTATATTATGTTATAATTTTGAAGAAAACGAAGAAATAATAAAATTACCATGTAATCATAACTATAATTGCGAGGCAATTATAAAATGGTTATCACAAGAGTCAAATACATGTCCAGTTTGTAGACATGAATTTGATTATAAAGAAATAAACATTGATAACAAAAGGCAAGCACAAGACCAAGACAATGACCAAGACAATCACGAAGACCAAGACCAAGACAATGACCAAGATCAAGACCAAGACCTTGAAGAATCAACAAGAGAAGAATCCACCAATTTTTATAATTTATTTAGCAGTGAAGATATTTTAATGCAAGAAATTTTATTAAATAGTTATTCAAATAATAATCATTAAAATCATATATTTGCTTTAACAAATGCAAACATAGTTTTATTACACAATAAATTAAAATTCATAAAAGCAAATTTCTTATTAAATACTACTTCAATACTAATAGATTTTGATTTCAAATATTTAGTAAAAGCAATAATAAAGTGAGCACTATATTTGGTTTCATCATTTGTATTTATAGTAATAGTTTTAATATAATTTACTATAAACATATAAATATTATATACTTCATTAATTTTTAACCGCATAGTAGGGTCAGGATACAAAACTTTTTTATATAATTGTATAAAAAAATCTAATAATATTTTATAATTTTTATTCTCAGTTGTGTTAGTATTTTCTAAAAGAACTCTATTATTATCATAAACATATAACAAATCAATAGTCAAACTATATAAATCATTAAACGCATAAACAAAATCCAATAAATATGTAACAATAGAACTATATGTTGGATAATCTGTTTTATTATAAAACTTATAATAAAATTGTTGTAGCGCATTTTTGTATTCGCTTAATTCATCGTTAGTAAAAAATCTGCTAATTTCTATATTATTAGCAATAGAATCATAAGAATCCTTAATAAAAAAATCAATAGTTGTTTTAGTTAACAAGTTAACAGCATCATCAGATTCAATATTAGAATAAAAATCATCATTACTATTATAAACACAAAAACACATAAATCGTTTTTCAATATTAATATGATAATGATCTAATCTAAAATCAAAAATAAATTTTTTTAAAGTATAAAAATCAATAGCATGTTTATTCGACTTATAGCAAAAACTCGGTTTGAAAGACATTCCAAAATCAAGAATAACAGGTTTATTTGTTTTCAAGTTTATTAATATATTATTAACATGTAAATCATTATGTATAACTTTAACTTTATTTAATAAAGTTAATGAACTTAATAAATATGAAAAATTATTTAATATACTAATAACAAAATCAGAATAATTAGTAATAGTACTATAATAATCTTTTAAAGATTTATTTTTTATATAATAACTATACATCAAAAAATATTCATTATAAACATGTTTTTTTAAAGTGTCACCATCAGTATCACCATAAGTATCACCATAAGTATTACCATCAGTATCACCATCAGTATCATATGTATAATTTAAAACATTAGTAACTCTACTATTATAGTCTTCAAAAAGAGTATCGCATTTTTTCAAATTTAAATCAGATTTTTCTATAATATCAAATTTCACAACACACACTTTTATAATTGGACTAAAATAATTTTTAAAATTCTTGATATTTTTTTTTATATAAAGTCCAATTTTTTTTTCATTTTGACTATAAAAATTAATTTCTTGAACTTTTGTGACAGTTTTTTTTGTATTTTTTTTGCCTTTACAATCAATGCCAGGATAATAAACACATCCATAACTTCCTTGACCTAAAAAGTCATCATTTTTACTTTTATCATCAATTAATGAAAACATAGTATACTATATTATACTATATTATATTATACTATTACTATAATATAATATAAATATTAATAAACCAAAATTAATTAGCTAAAATATATACTTATGTCATATAATTTATGATATCTACAAACCCGCCAAAAACATATTTTTATATGCTATATAATGAAATTTATTATGATTCCTTATGTAAAGAGTATTATAATATATTAACATTAAACAAACAACCTGAAGGAGCATTAAAAGACTATACAAAATTAATAAATATAACTATGCCATCAACAAACGAAACTTATAACTCACGATGCACAATTGCTATAACAAATAATCTTTTAAATATAAACAATCATAATAATAATAATAACAAATATAACAAATATAGCAATTTATTAATGTTAGAAGATATAAATGACCTAACAGAATTTTTAATTAATAATAATTACATAATAGATAACTCAATAACAAAAATATATAAAAATACTAATAACTATAACAATTATAAAAAATTAATATATTCATTCAAAATCACATTATAAGCAAATCACATTATAAGCAAATCACATTATAAAAAAATTGATATAATATTATATAATAATATATATTATATAATATAATATAATAACATTAAATATTATGGAAGAAACTTCCCTTAACAAGCAGGAAAGCACTATTGAACAATTAAAATCAAAAAATAATACTATTAAAAGTTATATTGAATCATTAGACCCTTTACACTACAAAGCATTACAAATTTCAATTAGAGAACTTGAAACATCATTTTCATTAGAAAAATCAGTTGGATACATTGACTATATTAATTCACTCAATTCCATAAACCATAAAAATAACTAAACTAATTAAACCAAATATTAAGGCAATAATTTTCTCAAAAGTATATTTTTCTTTATAGATTATATATCCCATAATAAATAAAATAATAAAATACACTAAATGCCATATTATATTTAAAACTATTATACTTCCATATGGTAACAATTTATATATATAAAATCCCAATAAAGTATACATTAATAATCCAATTCCCAAATACAAATTATTAATGTTTGTAAATTTATTTGGTTCTACATCTTTAGCTGCGCTATTTTTTTCAATTTGTTTAAATAAATATTGAGAGACGATTGAAAAAAAAGTAATTAAAAATAAATACCAATAAAAATAAATATCAAGTTTCAAATAAGTATTTTTCATAGTTTTTTTCATAGTAATTATTACATTATAACTATATAATTTAATAATGTAATAATTTTTTTAAGACATAGCAACAATATTTTTAAATGTTTTAAAACTAATATTATTAGTATCATTATTTGAGGTTAAAGTTGTTTTAACATTATTATCATCCTTTTTTAAACTAGTTTCTTCATCCTCGGTTTCAATAATTTTTTCTAAAACAAATACATCATTTTCTAATAAATCTTGTGTATGTATTTTATAGTTGTTACTTTTACAATAACTGTTAAAATCATCAAACGTTCCTCTATATTTATATTTATTTGAAACATATTCAATTTCGGGTTTAGTTTTGGTTTTAATTTTTGTATTAACTCTATTATAAAAAATATTATTTTCTTTTAAATCATCAATATCAGAATAACAATCACCATTTACATTAGCATAATAAGTTTTAACAAGTTCAAAATTATCATAATTATCTACATATATATTTTTACAATTATACTTTACAACATAAATTCTAGATACAACATCTAAATACAAAAAATCAATACTATTAGATTTTTTACAATAATAGTCAAAAGAAGAATTTGAATTATTATAATTCATTAATACATCTCCTTTTGGAGTTTTTTGCTTAATATATTTATGCTCTAATGAATTTAAATAAGTATTATATAACTTGTTATCCTCAACATCCTTAAATTCTATATTAGTTAATTCATTAAACTCGTCTAAATATTCAAAAAAATAAGTATCATAATCATAACATTCCTTATTGGCATTATATTTTTCAACAAATTCATTAATCATTTTTTGATATACACATATTGAAACAATTAATATAGAAAATAGTAACGAAGTAGAAGTCACAAAAAAAACTATTAATACATTAACACTATTAGTTAAATAATTGTCATAGTCAAATTTATCAATTATTTTTTGATTTAGATTATGATTACTTAGCAAATATGAATTTTTAGTAAAATTAGTCAACATATATTCATATGAATTACATTTTTCAGTATCATTATTATAACCAATAGTGTTTTCACAATAACTCACATTACTATAATAAATATCAAAATCGTTATAAGTATCAAACTCATCAAACATAAAATTTAAAGCATTATACATAATCATTATCATAATTAATTATATTTATATTATTAAGTATATTAGTACTTATTTAAATATTATTAATAATATTTAAATTTTGCTAATAATAAAATAATAAAATAATAAAATAATTATTACTTTATTACTTTATTACTTTATAATAAATGTGCTTTTCATTGTCAATAATAAGTGATTATAAAAATAATAACGCTATTACATATAATAATGATTTATTACAAAACATAGCTTCAAACATTCCAGATTCAATTATATATACAGATTATGAAATAAGTGGAATTAATAATTATATTAAAACTAATACCGCAAGCACAATAATAGAAATAGACGCACAAAATACAAACGCATTAACAAACATAATAAATATTATAGAATTAATAATGCCAATTAAAGAATTACAAATAGAATATATTTATGATGACAACAATATTTTATATTGCTCAAAAAAATATTTAAATAATTTAAATAAAAATTTACACAATAAAAGTTCGCTACTAAAAAAATTAGAAGACAATAGAAAAGATAGTAATTATTGTCAACTCTATAAGACTCTCAAATTATATAAATTATTAAAATAATTTACTAAAATAATTTACTATTTAAGTTTTAATTTTAATTTACGTGTATGTTTTTTTTCATGCTTAGGTTTATGTGTTCGTTTGTTATGATGTTTATGCGATACATAAATATTATTATGAGGTAGAGCTTCTTTATCATAATCAAATAACTTCGAAGTAATTCCCCTACTAACTCTATATTTTCCTTTTGAACTTTTTCTAGTATTAATATTTCCAATATTAAACTTCATACTTTTGCTTGGTCTAGAGAGATTAGTTCCATTATTTTTTTTTGATTCGCGTAATTCATTTTTAAGCAAATCAAATATAGAATTTTGACCATTTGGCATAGTATTCATAAATTTTTGTAAAGAGTCTTCAACATAATATTTATTACCATTACTATTAAAACTGGCTTTTACTTGCTTATTTTTATCTCGATTAGAATCATAATTAATATTAAATTCTTCAAAATTTTTTAATCCATTCACATTTTCTAAATGTGTTTTATTGGATATAAACTTAAAAGACATTACTTAGTACTTAATATATTATACTAAAATATATTATTTACTTAACAATTTAATTTACAATTAAAAAAGTAGTATATATATATATAATGAAACATACATTAAAAAATAACAAATCAAAACTTATAAAAAAAAAATTGACTATAAATAATAAATCTAAAAGTAAAAGTAAAAGATTTATATATAATTATAACAATAATAAAGTTAATTATTATAAACATAATAATAATAATCATAAATATATGTCAGGTGGAAGCAACATTATAAATTTTATAAAAGTCCTTGAACAACTTTCAAAAATTGTAAAAAATAAAGGAGATATTTTTAAAGCATCAGCATATAATAAAGCAATAAGCGAACTTAAAAAATATCTAGCATTACCAGACAGCGTAGAAATAACTTCTGCACAAGAACTTAAAAAATTAAAATTACCTAGAATAGGAGAAAAAATTATAAATAAATTTGAGGAATTTTTAACTACTGGAACACTCGAAGAAGTTGAAAAAGAAAAAAATAATCCAGTAAACACTTTTGCTAATATATATGGTATTGGTCCAGTAAAAGCAAAAGAATTAGTAGAGTTAAAAAATATTTCAACATTAGAAGAACTGGAATTAAGACAAAATGAGTTACAAGAAAATAAATTGCCTTTACTAAATAGCAAACAACAAATAGGTCTTAAATATTATAATGATTTGCTAAAAAGAATTCCACGAGAAGAAATAGAAGAATTCAAAATAGTTCTTGAAACTAATTTCAAAGAAACGTTAAAAGAAAATAATGAAGCTCAAAAAAATCACAAATTTGAAATAGTCGGAAGTTATAGACGCAACAAACCAGAGTCAGGAGACATTGATTTAATATTTACTTCCTATAATAATAATAAAATAGTTTTTGAGAACTTTATAAAAAAATTACAATCCAAAAAAATTTTACTTGAAATTTTATCAAAAGGAGAAACCAAGAGTTTAACAATAGGTAAATTACCCAATACAACATCTACTCCTCGCCGTATTGACTTTTTATACACACCGCCAGAAGAGTATCCTTTTGCCATATTATATTTCACAGGGTCAAAAGAATTTAATACATCAATGAGACAACACGCACTAAATGTAGATTTAACATTGAGCGAACACGGTTTCTATAAATTATTTAAAAAATCTAATCAAACAAAAGATACAAAAATAAAACAAGAAAAAGTAGTAGATGTATTATTTAAAACAGAAAAAGATATTTTCGATTTCTTACATATGGAATATAAAGAACCACAAGACCGCATTAATGAGAATTCTATTGTTCTAACTTTACCTTTGGAAGAAATAAAAAAAAAAATAGAAGAATCACAATCACCAGTCCAAGAACCACCAGTCCAAGAACCACCAGTCCAAGAACCACCAGTCGAAGAACCAGTAGTCGAAGAACCACCAGTCCAAGAACCACAAAAAAAACCCAAAAAAAAGGAAACAATTAAAATAAAAATACCTAAAGCAACAGCAAAGACATTAAAAAAATATACCAAAAAAATAAAAAGCGAAATATTAGAAAATCTAAATAAATTCAAAACACAAGGCATATCATCATTAGAAATGCTATCATTAGAAGAATTAACAGCAATGTTACAAGAAGCAATAGATAATTACTACATTTCAGATTTAAAAGAAAATAGTTTGTTAACAGATAACGAATATGATATATTACGCGAACACATATTAAAAAAAGATCCTACAAATGCTCTAGCCAATGACCAGCAAACACAAATCGCAGATAATACTTCAAAAGTAAAACTTCCATACGAAATGTGGTCAATGGACAAAATAAAACCAGACACAAACGCATTAACCAAATTCAAAGAAAAATTCAAAGGTCCATATGTAATTTCGGCAAAAGTAGACGGCGTAAGTGCCCTTTATAGCACCGAGTCAGGAACACCAAATTTATACAAAAAAGGCGATGGAAAATACGGATTCTTAATTAATCACATTATTCCATATTTGAAGTTGCCAACAGAAAAAAATATAACACTAAGAGGCGAATTAATAATAAAAGAAGAAACATTTGAGCAAAAATACAAAGACAAATTCGCAAATTCACGTAATTTTATATCCGGAATAGTAAATCGTAAAAAATTAACACAAGCAGAAAAAGAAATATTAAAAGATATCGATTTTGTAGCATACGAAGTAATAATGCCTCAAAACTTAAAACCATCAGAACAATATAATAAATTAGTAGAACTAAATACAATAGCAGTTAAAAATATTCAATCTATTACATATTCAGAACTAACAAATGAATATTTGTCTAATAAATTACTCGATTTTAGAGCAAATTATGAGTATACTATTGATGGTATAATTTGTATTGATGATAATATACATCCACGCGAAAGCAAAAATCCAGAACACGCTTTTGCGTTTAAAATGGTATTAACCGATCAAGTTTTAGAAGCCAAAGTGTTAGATGTGTTATGGGCAGCATCAAAAGATGGTCTATTAAAACCACGCGTTCAATTTGAACCTGTCCAAATAGGAGGTGTCACAATAACATATGCTACAGGTATTAATGCTCGATTTATTGTAGACAATAATATTGGATTAGGTGCTTTAGTTCGCCTAACAAGAAGTGGAAATGTAATACCAAAAATTACAGAAGTAATAGTCCCAGCACAAAAACCAATAATGCCAAATGTAGATGAATATGACTATATTTGGAATGAAACAAATGTAGATCTTATATTAGTAAATGTAAAAGCAGATCCGCGAGTAGCAATAAAGTCAATAGCAAAATTCTTTAAAGAATTAGAAGTGGACGGATTAGGTGAAGCAAATATTGAAAAAATAATTGCTAGCGGAGCAAATAGCATTCCAAAAATAATAAACGCAACACCAGAAGATTTAATGAAAGTAGAAGGTTTTAAAGAAAAAATGGCAACCAAAATTCATACATCAATTGCTAAACAATTGGCAAAAGCAAGTATTGCTAAAATAGCCGGAGCATCCAATATATTTGGACGCGGATTCGGAGAAAAATCAGTAAGTCAAATTCTAAAAGCTGAACCCAACATTTTAACATCTCAAGAGTCTACGCAAGAAAAAATAGAGAAAGTAAAAGCAATAGAAGGATTTGCCGAAAAAACCGCTACACAATTTGTAAACGCAATACCAGAATTCAATAAGTTTCTAACGTCTATAAAACCTCAAACACAAGAAGAAGAAGCAAAAGAAGAAGTCAAGGAAGAAGAAGCAAAGGAAGACAAAGAAGACAAAGAAGACAAAGAAGAAGCTAAAGAAGAACCCCTACAAGAACATATTTTAAACAAAAAAATAATAGTATTTTCGGATTTTGAGAAATCATCAAAATATACAAAAAAAGAATTAGAAAATATACTCTTAAAATACGGAGTGCAAATAGAAGGAAATATTACTAAAAACACAAATATTTTAGTCACAGGAAATAATACAAGCAAATCAACAAAGACCGAAAAAGCAAAAAAAATTGGAACAATAGAAATAATAACCTTAGACGATTTCTTAGAAAAATATTCAGTTGACTAATATTTTATTGTCAGAATAAAATTGACTTGTTTTTTTATTATTTTTTATATTATTATTTAAGAACAACAATAATAATATAGCAAAATGGTTTGTATATATGTTCTCAAATTAGAACAAGGTAAATATTATATTGGTAAAACAGATAATCCACAATTTAGGTTAGAAACTCATTTTAATTATAATGGTTCTGCTTCTGCTTGGACACAAAAATATAAACCACTAAAAGTGATAAAACTTATACCTGATTGTGATAATTATGATGAAGACAAAATTACAAGACAATATATGGATAAATATGGAGTTCCTAATGTTCGTGGAGGGTCATTTGTAAAAGTAACTTTGGATAAATCAACATTAGATTTTTTAAAACAAATGAGTAATGGAACAAATGACAAATGTTTTACTTGTGGAGAGTCAGGACATTTTGCAAAAGATTGTCAATTATGTGAATCTGATGATGGATGGGAAACACTTAGCGAAGATGAGGAAGTTTGGTGTTGTAATTATTGCGATGAAGAATTTACAGAAGAAAGCAAATGTGAATATCACGAGAAATATTGTAGTTCAAAATATAAAAAAAAATCTCTTTACAAAAGCAACGATTATGATAATGATAATGAATGCGATACTTGTTTTCGATGCGGTAGAAAAGGACATTATGCTCAATCTTGTTATGCTTCAAAACACATTAAAGGTTATTATCTAAAATAACATTACATAAACATTTAACTAATTAATTATTAATATAGCTACATGACGCTTCACTAACACTAGCAGAACTTTTTTCTACTTTTTCTTTAGTTTTCATAAACTCGGCTTGTGTAAATTTGCGACTTTGTGTAGCATAACTATAATCTTCATAAACTATAGTAGTGACAGTCATACCATATGTATAACTAATTGAAATAAGTTGATTATTACAATATTTAATAAGTTGATTGTATTCATTTATAAGAACAACAATTTGATTTAAAAATTTAACTATTAATTTATCATTTGAACCTGTTTTAGTTTTAAAATATTCATACAATTCATTAAATCGTTCAATACCAACAACACTCAATAATTCATATACATTCAATAATTCTACATTTTTCTTTCTAATATTATCATTTCTAAAAATAGTATTAGCCAAATCTTCCTTTGTTCTTCGATCTAATATATATTGAACGGTCAAAGTATCATGATTCATTAAATCACGAACTCTACGCCTACATTGCTCCAAATCTACATTAGTTATATGATTTATAAATTGATGAAGATTACCTAATATAGTATTAAAACTCAAAATATGAGGATAAGGGGTTTCAAAATATGATTTTAAATTATTAACAAAGTCTCGCACAACTACATTGGAGTTTAATTGATTTTCAAATTCATTTAATTTAATTGGCATTACATAAACCATAGTCATTTTTTTATCAATATTACTCAAATGACTTTGAATATGTCTTAAATTATTATGTGCCAATAAACCTCCACATAATACATCACCAGGATTTCTTGGGGCCACACCACCAGAACTATTATTTTGCATATATTGATAAAAATGTGGATTGTGAATAACAGCATTAAGAATAACTTTTCCACTAGTCCAACTAAAAGCAACTTTACATTCAGTGCACCACATTTGGTCGCAACCAGAAATCTTAAAAATACGAACCCCACATTGAGGACAACCTTTTGTTTCTTTCTTAATCAATTCAGCACTCTTTAAAGTATCTTCTTTACACGTATGAACCTCCTCTTTAGTATAACCAATAATTTCAAAACAATCAGGACATACATATAATTTACACAACTGACATTTATATTGCGTAGATAAATAACCTTTACAATCATCACCAGGACAAGGCATAATAAATTTTTTTCGTTCATCTTTTTCCGCATCTTCACCATTTTTAATCCGATAAATGCGCGCTTGTTTTTCACCAATAGCAATACGTTTTTCATTAAGCATTTTTCGCATTTTTTCATAATCTTCTTCAATTAAGGCAAGTTCTTTATATTCTTCTTCTACTAATTTTGTTCGCTCAACTAAAACCATTAATTCAGGAGTTCTACTAATTTCTCGTTCAACCAACAAATTTTTTCGATGTTTTTTATAATCATTATCAATATAACTCCTATTTAAACTTTCAACAAGAAACTTAGTCGTCCATTGGTTTTTACAATTCATACAATGCGGATCATTTGTTGTTCCAAGCAAATATGTTCTTATACAAATTTTACACGCTTCATAGCCACAACCAGCAAATTCACACGTAATTTTGGTGTGAGTAGACCTATTGTATTTTTCACAACATACTCCGCAACTCATTATAAATAGTTAAATTATTTATAATAATTTAAAATAAAATAAAAAAAGATTTCAATTTTATAACATAAAAAATTTAACAAAACAACAACAAACAACAAAACAACACAACAACAAATAACTAAACAAGCATCAGCAGTCTTTATATTCTAACTTATAAGCACTAATACTTTTTTCTAATTCTTGCTCACTCTTATGAAGCGCTGCCAATTCCTCATCAGTATATAAATAAGGTTCCCCCGCATAATGATAGTAATAAGAACATTCTTGTATATCCTTTTTAACAACATCACTAATAATGTATAAACCATAATTACATTTAACATTACTAATTGTCAAATATTTTGTATACAATTTGTATAAATGCGCAATCAATAACACGTGTTCATTAAATTGTCCTTTAATCATTGTAAAAATACTCGTTCGCCACACTCCTAAAAATACACTAGCAAAATTTGCACCTATATTTTCAGGAATTCCAAAAATTGAAACAAACTTTCTAGTAAGTAGTGCTTGTATACACTTATTTCTCCTAGCATTATACAACGGTTCGCGCATATAAAATAAAATTCTTCCTTGAATATCACAAGGCAATCTAGCAAGCAATCTGACATATTTGCGGCAATGATATCCTTTATATGCTTTTTGAATAGTTAAAACATACTTTAAATATGCCTTAGCGTGAATAAAACAACACTTAGTTTTATTACAAACAAAACTAAACGCTTTCTTACATCTGCGACCTTCAAGTGTGATACATTGACATCTATATTTCATTGCCACCATATAAACTTTTTGGTAGCCTTTTTAAGCTACTTCTTGTTAATATAAGCAATACAAAATTTATATATCAATTTTTTTCATACAATATAATTATTATATATATATATATATATATAATAATAGATGTCAGTTAATGAAAAAAAATTACCTATTAACGTTCTTTTAAATTGTATTTTAGTAAATGAAAATGTAAGACCTGCGATGCTAGTCCAACCAGTAGATTATAAAGAAACAACACATAAAGATCCAAAAACGAATGCTATTATAGAAGAAATTAAACACTCTTTTCCAAAGTTAATGTTAAGTACGGACTATGATACCTATCAAGGTGTAATCATTTCTAAAATTGACTATAATGGTAACAAAACTATTTCATTAACAGAAATGGGTAAAATATTAGGATATCCTTGTTATGAAGATTTTACTACTATTGATAATGATAAAATTACTTATACTATAGACATTTTTGTTAACACCAATCAACGTCGTCAAATACAAATACTTGCAAATAGATGTAAAGATGAAACAAAGTTAGAAAAATTTAATACATTAGCAAAGAAAGCAGAAAAAGCATTTGCTAAAAAAGAATACAAAGAAATATTAAATGGAGTTGAAGTAAAAGAAGTTTATGTAGAAAGTTCTCCAAATATACCTACACAAACAATAATAAATAAATTATTAAGTAATGAAAAATTAGAACAAAATGAACTAGATAAAGTTCAAAATATTTTATATAATTTTGGATTTAGTATGGAATTAGAATTTTATTTTACGACCTATTTTCAATATAATAATCCAATTCATAAAGGTATTTTATTAGAGTTATTATTAAAAAAAAAATACGATACTTTATCACCCTTTTGGCCATTACAAAATTATCCTACACAATCAAAAAAAGTAGATGAAATTACAGAACTATGGGAAAAGGGGTTATTAGATATATTACAGAAAACAGCAATTGTTTCCACTAAAACTAAGGCAGGTTTTAAAAGAACCAAAAAACATATAAGAAAACATAGTAAAAAAACATAGAAAAAAGAATGGCAAAAATACACATTATAGAAGTAAACATTAATTAATCTAATAAAGCCTTCGCCCATATGCGTCTAAACCCAATAGACTATGGTGAGCAATTAACTTACTATAACAAAGATTTTTGCAATAATCATCAGACCTCATAGTAACTAGCGGCGAAACTCTAAACTCTGCAAAGTTTTTAATAGTCCGTGTTCTTAATTGGATTGCCTTAACAACGCAATTAACTTTTTTGGCACTATTAATATAAAATAACGCTAAATAGAAATTGTATTTTTGACATAACTTAAACCATACTTCAATACACCCTTTTAAATAATTATAATTAATATTATTCTTTTTTAAACTATCACTAAATGCCAATCTATTATAGTAATACATTAAAATCTGTGAAATATTATTTAACACACAACGCCAAGCATTTCTTGAATAATTGGCCCTTGAATAATGTGAACGATACATAAGTGCTAAATTATTAAATAATTTAATAATAACTTCATCTTTAAGATTAGCATGCACAACCAAATTATTATTGCCCCTTATTGAATATATTGAAAACGCTGAAATATATTCAACTTTATAATTTGCCAAATATACAAACACATCATAAGACCGCTTAGCTGTTTTAAAATACGCACCAATAACATTTGCCGCATTCACTTTCATAAACCCATATATAAGTTCAACAATCTCATTAGGCAATGGTAGCACTTCCAATAAAAACGTATACATCATAAAGCACTATAAACTTCTTTAATAAAATTAATAACAATAATAAAAACAAAAAATAAAAATAAACAAATCAATTTTTTTTCAACTTAAAGAGAGATTATAAGCAAAACAAACCTAAACAAAATCATAAGATATAATACTCTTTAAATCAATTTTTAAATGTTTATATAGTCGATTTTTTATCATAGAAGCCGGATTCTTCTTTTCATAATTACCACCAATAACTTTTTTCATATTTTGAATATAAATCTCTCCAAAAATCTCTGGATCAATCGTTTTTTCAGAAATCTTTTTCCATTCTACAAATTTTGTTAAAATTTTCTTATCAAAAGATTTAATAAACTTTCGCAAATAAACATCATCCATAATTAACCATAACTCTCCATCAAATATATATAATACATTTTCCTTAGTATTAAAACATTTAATAGGTACTAATAACCCCTTAACATTTAATTTATCTATGTAATCGCAAATAATATTAAAAATTCCATCAACATAATCATATTTGAATATTTTCTGTAATTGGTCTTCACCAATTACTAATTCATCTATAAATTTTGTAATATTGGTTCCTCCAGCATCCATATTCATAAAATCATGCTTAAAGTTTTCATTTAAATAATCTAATATGTTAATTTTATTTTTAGTAATAGTAACATATTTTTTTAATTCAGTATATTCACTTTCTAACTTTTCATATTTATTATATAACATTATTACCATCGCAAATAAATTATGTATAGTTAAATCTTTTTTTAGAGAGTCCATAGTAACATCAGGCGCACACACAGACTCAGACTCAGACTCTAACTCAGGCTCAGTTTTTCCACAATTGCTAGAAAATCTACATAACTTACATTTTATTAAATGATTATTATAAGATGCTTTACGAATATAAATTTTTTTACAATAAGAACATATAAATTTGTTCTCATTTTTCTGACTAGTATTCATTTTTCATTAATAATTTATAGCATGCTTTTACAAAAAAAATAATATTTCAATTTTATCAAGTAAACAACAAAATATAAAATACAAAATATAAAAATACAAAATACAAAATATAAAATATAAAATATAAAATACAAAATATAAAAATACAAAATACAAAATATAAAATATAAAATATAATCTTATTTTATAACATTATGCCTATTTTAGATACCACATTTTATAATTACAATACCAAATTAAAAGCAGAACTACGCAACAATTCTGGTACTATAAATCACAGACTTACTTGTAAAGTAAATGATACACTTAAGTATGGAACTTCAATACCTAGCAACATATACTTAAATTCAAAAGCCTCATTTTTAATGCACCCCTTTTCACAAGTCTCAAATTGTGATACTCATTTTTCAAGTACAAATTCTAATTTTAAATATAAGAAACCTATTAGTTGTCCAATAGATGCTTCAAGTTCTCATAGTTCAATTCAAATTCAAAAAGAAATACAAGACCAATTACACACATCATCTTCAAATTATACACAAGTAATTAGTTCATTAAATGTAGTACAAGATATAAATAATAGTGTTTCTAAAAAACCTTGGCATAATGCTAGCGACAGAGCACAAGCACACGGCGAAGTTTCTACAAATGTTGTAACATCTAACAAAGAAAATAAGGGTATAGATATTAAACATAATTCGTATGCGCGATATTTAGCAAAAAAGAAATCAGGAACATTGAAAACACAAAAAACACAAACAATTCAACCATTTCCACTAAGTGGAAATAAAACAAAATATTATTCACTAACTACTCAAAATAATAATTGTGTTTCCAATTGTTAAAATAATAAACAAATAAATTAAAAAGCAAACAAATATTATATTAAAATAAAATATTAAATAATATTAATAAAAGTACTATGCCACTATTAAGAATGAATTTAACAACACAAAGTCAATTAGTATACAACCAAACACAATATATACAACAAATACAAGCACAAGCACAACCACAACCCTTATTTAGACTAGGTTCATCCACAAATAGAAATATGTTACCTTTATTAGTTACAGGAAATAAATCTTGCCAAAGTTGTGGAGGCAAATAAAATAAATAAAATATAAATAAAAATTGATTTATTTTTATTATATAAAAATAAATTATATATTACAATACATAATGGCTACATCTAATAAATTCAATTATAATTTAAATCTTGAATTAGAAGAAACTAGCATAACAAACAAGGAAAGAGTTTCACAAATGCAATCAATCCAAAGTGAAGGTTTAGAATTATTCAAAAGAAAAAATCAAGATTATGGAGATGCGTTTGCAAAATATGGTGTTGTAGGCGTATTGGTTCGGATGGGAGATAAAATTGCGCGCGCTCAATCTATTTCAACAACATCTGTAAGTTTAGTAGACACCGAATCACTAAGAGATACTTTGATTGATTTACATAATTATTCAGCAATGGCTATTATGCTTTTAGATGAAGATGATATGAAAAAAATGAGACAGCAACTAGACATCCTAACGCAGCACGAATTCGTCGACCAAGACCCAGACACAGCAACTAGACATCCTAATGCCCCACCACCAACACCAAGACAAGCAACAAGACCAAAATGGTAATATAAAATATTAAATTAAACACCAAACCACAATAATAAATTATTTTGGCTCTTAAATAATAAAACCAAACTTGTAAAAACCAAAAGTCTTTTATCATAAATGTATCAACTTCTCTATAACCTCTTTTTTCATAATATTCTTTTACACCTTCACCACTAATTACCACTATTCCATAAAGTCCATGTTCCATAGTTTTACGCTCGGCATAACTTAATAATCCTTTACCAATTCCTGTATGTTGGCAACCATTTTTAGCAAAACTATTTACAGCAGTAGTGCTACCATAAACATGTAATTCGCGAATAAGTCCGCGATTTTTAAGAATACTAAAAATAGTCATATTTTTAGCACTATCTACAATACGTAATCTAATAAAACCAAACAACGCTTTACAATCATAACTTTCGTAAGCAATAAAATAATCGTCTCCTTCATTTCCTCTATAATAATAACTATTATAATTAGCCATCTTATTATAATATTTAGTATGACGCCCAATTTCACGCGCACGTATATCATTAGAATATACTCCCTCGCCTTCAAGAATAGCATCAATTATTTGTCGCATATTACCAATATTATTTCCACCTTCAACATAAACAGAACACGGAATATCACGAATAACTCGCGGTAAACGTATCCAATTTGGACAAGTTTCCATAGAATAACGCACAACATCAATTAATAATTTTGGATCAATGTCAAAATAAGGAACATATTTTCCTTCACTATGCCATTTTTTTATTACCGTCCAAGGAACTGTTTGGCAAGGATAAACCTTCATTTGATCTGGACAAACAACACTATACACATAATCAAACATAGCTTTATCAATGGCAACACTGGCACCAGGCAAATCAGGCATAATATGAATATCTATTTTAAAGCAATTATCTTTTAAATAACGTATTGCCCACAATAATTGCTCCACACTATGACCACGATTAATTTTCTTTAAAATAGCATTATCAACGTGTTGGGCACCAAGTTGAACACGTGTAACACCCCATAATCTAAAACGCATTAACCAGTCATCATCCAACGCATCCGGTCGCGTTTCAATACATATGCCAATAATATGAACTTTGGCAGTTTTATTTATTTTGATTTCTTCTTCAATACTTAATGGAGTGCGAATATTTTTTAAATCTTCTAAATCCAACTTATTATTTAAACTATTGTCATAATTAGCATAAGTTTTACGTAAATCAAAATAAATATTAGCACAATAAAATAAATCGCGATGAAAGCGCTGTAAATAAGTAACAGGATATTCGGTATATGTCCCACCTTCAATAATAATTTCTAACTTGTCAATAACATGTCCATTATTAAAATATGTATCCAAACGACTTAACATTTGACCAATTGCTTGAAATTTGTGTTGATTTGCTCGTAAAACGGCAGGTTCATAATATAAATAACTCCTTGGTTGTGCTTGCCAATTATTGCCTTCGTGTGCTGGTTCATTGGGACAATAATAACAATTATGCTTACAACTAAATTTTTGTCCATCTGGAAATGGAGCAGTTATAACTGTAATACTAGTAATACCTGAAATGTTACGCATCGGTTTTTTTCGCAAAAGCAGTTTTAAAACCGGCAAATAAATTTTCACGTCATCATCAAAATCGTTACTATTAAAAACGTTATTTAACACATTTAATAAAATAGATTTTCTAATATTTGTGATTTTAGAAACACGAACTTGCTTATTAAATTCAATTTCAAATTTTTTATATAATTCATTATTATCTGGATTATTTACTAGAGTATCATTATTACTAATCCACAATAGTAACTTTTCAAGTATTTTTTTACAACCATCTACATTCCATTGGGAAATATCAATGTTATTATAGTTCTCAGCACCACTGTTATTTTTACTAGCAATAAAATCTTCTATTTGCGTATTCATTTATTAGACACTTACTTATTAGTTATTTTAACAAATTAATATTTCAATTTTTAATGTTTTAACAAATTATAATGTTTTAACAAATTATAATGTTTTAACAAATTATAATGTTTTAACAAATTAATATATTAATAATAATTTATTATATTATTATAAATTTATAGCCAATGAGCAATATTAATTTAGACATTAATACTTATACTATTGATGAACTTGAAAAATTATTAAAACTACCAAAAAATTATACTAGCGAAAATATTTACTATTCAAAAGAAAGTATAGCAAATAGCATAAGCAAAAGCAATATTAGTGAATCAAAAAAAACAGAATTCTTTATTTTTCTTGATAATATAAAAAATAAATTAATTACTAATTTATTAGCAACAAATAATAATAATAATAGCATATACGCTATAAAAGAATACAATGGCAATCAATATATAACAAATAATGGTGAAAATACACTTGGAAACTATAAACAAACAAATAAATCATTACTAAAAAAAATATATACAATAGATAGTATTTTTAGACAAAATTACGAACTAACAGATAATCAAAGTCATAATTATGTAATACAATTACCAGAAACAATTTCACGAGCAATTACAATGTCTATAAGTTCAATAGAAATACCTCTTACATACCACAATATTTCAAATTATTATAATAATAATTTTTTCACCATTGAACAATTAAATTCCACAGGCACTACTTCACTAGCAACAATAATGATAGAACTAAGTCCTGGTTTATATGAATCGCGCATTTCTTCATATGCTCCAAATGATGTTCGTAAAATAATATGTTACGATATTGAAAAAGAAATTAATGATAAAATAAAACAACGTAGTTTTATTGGAAATATTAGAAATTTGGTACAATTTGTTATAGATCCAAAATCAGGTTTCGGTTGCTTTAAATACGATAATTCAGGTTCTAATTTGGGCGCTTTTAAAATAAGAATTACTTTTAATGTAAATAATCCAAACGCTAATTCAAGTAATTGTTATTCAAATGAATTATATCAAAAATTAGGATGGCAACTAGGTTTTAGAAGTAACTCAGTAACAATAGATGCTAATGATTTGTTGGCTGTTTCAACAGGAATATGTCATATAAATTATCCACGTTATATTTATATAGCGCTAGACGATTTTCAATCAAGTTCTCAAAATCATTTTGCTATCGCTTCTGACTCTATTGTTGCTCCAAATATTATAACACGTATTAACATATTATCATTATTAGAAGAAAAAACAGCATTTAAACAAGGTGCTTATGCTGGAGATATTTACTACAATAATAAGCACATTAGAGAATATTTTGGTCCAACAAGTATAAATAAATTAAAAGTTCAATTATTAGATGAATACGGCAGACCATTTAGTTTAAACAATATGGATTGGAGTTTTATTATAACTTTTGAATGTTTATATAATTAAATGATCTCATCGGCAAAACCTAATTTTTTATATTTTTTACAATCCCAAACAATAATCATATTTTTTTGTAAATAACTATCTAATTTTTCACGTGTTATATTAGACTCGACAACATCACATAAAATACTATAAAATAATGTTTTATAGTCAATTATTTGTTCATTAGTACATTGATTAAAATAGTTCCAATAATAATCACCCTTAGCACTAATGAGAAATTTGGACATATAAACTTTAGCATTTTTATTTATAATTCTATAATTACATAATGATGCCAAAATAAATCCACTATCATAACATTCTTTATCAATAATAGATACTATTTCATAAGCACAAGTTTTTTTAAAATTAATAAAATTTGAAAGTTCTGTAAAACTACCACCTTTACAATTAATATGTATGTAAATTTTAAAATCACTAAACAAATGCTTATTAGCAATAATAATATTAATAAAATTAATCAAAGCACATATGCTTTCTTTATTAATAAGAGCATCAAAACATACATGATTATCCATAATCACTATTTTATCACAATTTAACAAATTATTATAACTATCATACAACTTATATTTATTAGACAAAATTGGCACATAAGTATTAATAAAATTATTATTTTTTCGCTTGTTATTGTTATAGTTATTGTTCATTAGTTATAAAAAGTCTTTCTATTAAAACCTTACAATGCTATAATAATTTTTATCAATTTTATAAATTATTATAAATTATTATAAACAATATTTATAATTTTGTTTATAATTTTGTTATAGTAAAAAAAAATTGATTTCATTTTAAATATTATTTAAAGATAATATAAGTTAATTACTAACCACTAACTAAGCAAAACAAATGTCGGTTCTTTCGCTCTATATTCCTATTATTCGCAACGCAAGTGAGGAATATATTATTAAGATGTTCAACACGCATAATATTGGAAAAGTAATGCGTGTTGACTTCGTTTTCAACAAAATTAAAAATCGTCGTGAAGCGTTCGTCCATTTTGATGAGTGGTTTACAAGTGATGAGTCTAAGCAACTCCAAGAGGACATTTTGGATCCTAATACTATGACGCGATTTAAGTATCAAGGAGAAAATTATTGGCCACTTTTAGTAAATAAAAATGCGCATAAGCGTGTAGAAAATCCCAATTATAAAATTTTAAACAAAACAGAAGTTAAAAACGCTTACAAGTCGTCTTTAGTAATTCCATTTACAAAGCATACTAAAGCCCAAGTCCAAGCACAATCACAATTTCAAAACAAATTTATTAAGGTAAACTAAAAATGGCAACTAAAGCAGCAGCAAAAAAACGAAAAAACGAAAACATTTTTTTTTCAATATTTATAATTTTTTATTTTTTTTATAAAAATAAAAAATTGAAATATATTTTATTTAATACTAAACCATTTATCAAGTAATTAATTACTATGGGAGCAGGTGTTTTACCAGTAGCACTATATAAAGGCACATTATTTTTATTATTAGGTCAAGAAAGAAATAATAATTTGTGGTGTGATTTTGGCGGAAGTCCACATAAAGGAGAAAAACCATATAAAACAGCAATTAGAGAAGGCAGCGAAGAATTAAACGGATTTTTAGGTGATGAAAATGATTTTGAAACAAATGTTAGTAATAATTTTATATTATCAATTAGTTTTGATAGATATACAAGTTATATTTTTAGAACAAATTATGATAAAAAACTGCCTATGTATTTTACAAATGTAAATAAGTTTGCTGAATTCCATTTACGAGACAAAATTGAAACACAACATAATGGGCTATTTGAGAAAAAACAAATTCAATGGTTTCCATTATCAAAATTTAAAGAAGACAAATCACGTGCTATGTTTAGAGAGCATTATAAACCAGTATTAGATTCAGTATTAAAAAACGAACAATTTATTATTAAGTATATTGAAACTATGAGTCCAATTCAATAACTCTATTAACCTCTGTTTGTTTTACTTGTTTTTTTCTTGTTTTTTTTCTGGTTTTTTTACTTGTTTTATGTTATACTATAATAATTAGTATATATTAATTAGTATATATTAATTATTATAATTATGTCAATTTCAAAAGAAGATAAAAATAATTATGGCATAGTTTATACACCAAATTCTTTAGTTGACAAAATATTAGATTTAATACCATTAGAACATTATAAAAACCCAACATTAAAATGGTTGGATATTGGTGCTGGAAATGGAGCATTTTCTTTAAATCTTTATAATCGTCTAATGAATAATTTAGTCACATCAATTCCAAATAATGAAACACGAAAAGCACATATATTAGAAAATATGCTTTATATGTGTGAAATTTATATTCCACACATTAATAAATTAGAAACCCTTTTTTCTCACAAAACAAATATTATAAAAACAGATTTTCTTATGTTAAATGCTAATGAAGTCTTAAATGCTAATGAAGTCTTAAATGCTAATGAAGTCTTAAATGCTAATGAAGTCTTAAATAACAATCAATATTTTAATATTATTATTGGCAATCCGCCATATAATATTAATGGAGCATTAAAAACTCCTACAAATAATTCATTAAAGAAAACAGACGATGGAAAACAAGTATATGTTGAATTTGTTAAAAAAAGTCTGGCATTGCTAGAAACAAATGGACACTTAGCATTAATAATACCGGCATTATGGATGAAACCAGATAAAGCAGGACTTTACAACATTTTAGTAAATAATAATTTTACAATAAATTTTTTACATTGTCTCTCAACAAATGAAACACAAAAAGAATTTTTGTATCAAGCACAAACCCCTACCTGTTTTTTTTATGGAACATATGGGAAAGTCCCCCCAAAAAATTCAATCCCAATTTACGATAAAATTTATAAATCTTATATGTGTTACAAATTGTTACCTAATTATCCTATTCCAACACACGGAATTACTATTATAAATAAACTTTTATATTATGTTGAGCAAGTAGGTTATTTAAAAGTTTATAAATCAAATAGTCCACCCAAAAAATCATTATTTGGAAAATCAGACACAAATACTATATTAAATATTAAAACTACAAATCTCTCAAATAAAACACCGCAATTAATAAAAAATTATTCAAATATTTTACAACATTATGCAAATATACCAAAATTAATATTGGCCCATAAAATGTATGGATTTCCATACTTAGATAGCTCAGGAAACTATGGTATATCTTCACGTGATAATTATATTTTAACTATAAATGATTATTCACTTGAAGAATTAAAACAAATACAAGCATTTCTCTCAACAAAATTTGCTTTATTTATTTTTTCAACAACTAATTATAGAATGCGTTATTTAGAAAAGTATGCCTTTTTGTTTTTACCAAATATTACTAAAATTATAAATTTTCCCAATTTGTTAAATTTAAATCAACAGCAACGAGATAAATTAATAATTAACTTTTTTAATTTATCTGAATTAGAAGAACTAGCTATTACTAATTCTTTAAATAATTATAATCATTTTATAGATCAGAGTCAATAGAATCAAACGAATCAATAGAATTCATATTTTTATGAATGCCTCCTCTATATCTATTTTTCTGTGTTTTTTGTCCGCCTTTTGTTGGTGCTGAAGTACTATCCGGAGGTGCGAAAATCTTTTTAAAATGTTTTGCTATTTCTTCATCAATAGTAGATTTCATATTTGTAATAGGAATACTAGGATTAAGCTTAGTAGCAACAGTTTTATCAGCAGCAGCAGCAGCAGCAGCAGCAGTTTTCTCAGCATTTTTAGCAGCAGCTTTAGCAGCATCAGCATCAGTAGCCTCTTTATCAGCAGCAGCTTTAACAGCAGAAGCTGTAGCATCATAATCAGCAGCAGCAGCAGCAGCAACAGCAGCATCATTAGAAGCAGCAGCAGCAGCAGCAGCAGCAGCAGCAGCAACAGCAGCATCATTAGAAGCAGTAGCAGCAGCAGCAGCAGCAG